CATAATACTGACACATACTCAACGTGGTCAGCCATATGCGTTGGTAACTCTGTTTCATACCAAGTTTTATAAACACCTTTTGGTGCAACAATAACAACACCATTAATCTTGCCTTTGTCATAAAGCATAGACACATTATCAATAAGGACCTTTGATTTACCTGTCCCCATTTCCATAAAGTACGCAAACACTTCTTTATCACAAGACATTTCTAATGCCTTTAGTTGATGTGCGTAAGGTTTAGTTTTAAACTTATATTTCATCTTTCTATTGACTTTTATATCACAAAGTTTATAGTGTTGTCAATGTCAGAAAGAAGTAAAGTATATGTGATACAAGAGATTGCTGGTACTAAAGAAGGCAAGCCAAAAATTAACATTTTAGGTGCAGCTGAATATGGTGTGTTTAAATTTTTATTACCAGAGTTATCTCAAATAATATTTTCACCTGGTCCATTAATTATGAAATTAAGGCAAGGATTAAGAGAATATACACCACAAGATTATTTACTACTTACTGGAGATCCTGCAATAATAGGTGTAGCGTGTTCTATTGTATCTGATATAACAAATGGAAAATACAAAGTGTTAAAGTGGGATAAACAAGAAAGAAAATACTATCCAATAGAAATTAATTTATACGAGAAAGGAGATATAGATGGATAACGATTTACAAAAAATGTTTATAGAAGATGCACCGCAAGATGTAGATAATCTTACAGGTGTAAATAATCTTTCAACATTAGTTATAGAACTTCAAAGGTTAGAGGACGAGATAGCTAATGAGGAAGAACGATTAAAAATTAAAAAAGAAAAAGCAGACAAAATTTCTAACATTGCAATACCAGAGATTATGCGAGCGTTAAAATTAAAAACAATGAAACTTGCTGATGGATCTGCAATAGAAGTAAAAGAGGTTTATAGCGCCACAATACCATTAGATAAAAAAGAAGGCGCATTTAACTGGCTTCGAGAGCACGGCCTGGGTGATCTTATTAAAAATGAGGTTACTGTTTCCTTTGGTCGTGGCGAAGACAACAAGGCAGCAGAATATGCTGACCTTGCACGAGGTCAAGGTTTGGAACCAACACAAAAGTTGAAAGTCGAACCTATGACACTCAAAGCGTTGTTCAGAGAGCGCTCTGAAAATAATCAGGAGTTGCCCTCTGAACACTTTAATCTGTTTAAGGGAAACAAAACAAAAATAACAAGGAGCAAATAATATGAGCGAAGAAACAGGAAACGTTACGACAAAACAAAGTGGAGCACTTGCAAAACTTGACTTTGTAGCAGACTCAGGAATGGGTCTAGAGAATATGGATAAAGGTGATCTAGCCTTACCTTTCTTAAAACTATTACAAAGTGGTTCGGACGAAACAAAAAAGAAACACGCCAAGTATGTCGATGGGGCAGAAGCTGGTATGTTTTACAATACAGTCACGAAAAAACTGTACGATGGTGAGAAAGGAATAGAGGTTATACCTGTATTCTACAAAATGACTTACCCAGAGTGGGCACCTTTTGAAAGAAGAGAGGGCAGACCTATCAGTAATGATAGAGGTCCTGAGATTTTAAAAGAGACTACTCAAAACAACAGTAACAAAGATGTGTTGTCAAATGGTAATGAGATTATCAAGACAGCTAATCACTTTGTTATTATAAACGGTGAAAGACCTGAGAAAGCTTTGATGACTATGAAGTCTACTCAGTTAAAGGTCAGTAGAGGATGGAACTCTTTGATGGAAGATCAATTTGAAACAGATCCAAAAACTGGCAAGTCTATTCCAGCACCTATGTTCTCAAGAGTATACAGACTTAAATCTGTAGAGAATGCAGGCAGCAACTTTAGTTGGCACGGTTATAACATAACTATGGTAAAGAAAGTTGATGACGTTGGACTATACCAAATGGCCCGTGATTTTTATAACTCATTGAAAAACGCGCAGCAAAAAACTGCCACAGTTTCAGAGGATAAAGCTAATTACTAGTTTCTAGCTAGGAAAAATGAGGCCGGGGATGGGAGACTGGAACCGGCCTTACAAGGGATCTTTATGGTAAATGAGTTTATAAAATTATTTTCTGGATATGATGGGGACTTCGGTATCGCCGATATGTCCAAAGCTACACTAGACTCTGAAAAAAACAAACTAAAACCTGATTATGAATGGTCTGGTCGACCTGTTACAGCAAAAGACTACGAGAATCACATTAACGGAAAGATATCAATAGGTATACAACCTTGTAGATTAGACGGCACTGCACAGTTTGGCTGTATTGATATCGATCCAAAAAATTACAAAGATTTTA